AACAGTTGATATGGTATGTTGTTCTGTGGTTTAGAAACTTGTGTACCTGGAGCTAGATGGTTTACCGCAAATCTACCTTTTCTATATTGTCCGGATTCTATCTCTCCTGATATGTTAGTTTCTGTAAACACAGCATCTTCCATTGCAATAGATGACATAATATTTATTTTTGCCATCATAGACATTAAACCTATAACGTGGTCATATTGTCCTTTTAATGCATCGAAAGAAACTCTTTTCATAAACACAAATGGAGGTGTTGACAGTACGTTAGGTATAAAATCTAATATCATATTACGTTCTGGGAACACAACATATGTACCACCCATGTCGTAGTACTCAATTATTCTTACACCAGAGTATGTATTATCTTCCCACTTCTGTTCTCTAGCACCTTCGTATGACATAAACGGTGTAGCAGTATCAGAGTAATTATCGTTCTCTGTATCATCATCATCTTCTTTTAAAATCTCTTTAGCAAACTCTGGATAAATTTGTGCAAGTTTATATCTTGGTATTCTTCTAACTACAGCCATTTCTCTTGGTTGTTGGTCAGGTCCAAAGTTTCCTGGAAAGGTATCATAAGGGTCTCTTAGTTCTGCTGATGGATAATAAAAACCATTCTTATCTCTTTTAGTTGTTATAACCCAAGCACAGTAACCATATCCTGGCAACCATCTTGCAGCTTGTGCTAATTGTAAACTTAAATTTTGTTTGTCATCATAGTTAGAAACAATACGTTCTAATTTTTCTGCACGTATTTTACTTCTAGTAGAATCATTGTCATTAGGTATATCTACTCGTACTTGAGGTATACCTGAAATCTTTTGTGCGAGTCTGTCAATACCAGACTGCAACATGTTAGGAGCTGGTAACAAGTCAGCATCAGAGGTTTCCATTGTGTTACCTAATAATGCTTTGATGCCATCTGCACCACCATTAAGAATAGATTTAATTCTTGCTTTAGAAACTTGACGTTCTTGTGTTAGTTTGCCTGTAGTTAACTCAGCAGCATTTCTAACTATTTCTTTGTAGGATTTAACATCTAAGTTTTCTATGCCCATGGTGCGTCATTCATTTCTGTCATCTTATACTCTCCATAACTAGGTGTGTAATCTAGTCCTATATCAGCAGCCCGTTCTTTCTGCAGTCTTCTAAAAACCTTCATAGGAAACCAACTAGCCATAACTATATCAGTTTTTTCCTTGTTTCGCTTTGAAACAGGTTTTCCATCAAAGTATAACAGTTGTTGTCGATATTGTTGTACCTTTGCATTAGAACCACCATCACCAGTAGGTAAATGTATTTTTTTATTTTCAAATAAATCAGCCATTGCACCTACACCATATAGTGGGTCATGTTTATTCTTTCCAGTCAAGTGTCCTTGTATTTGTACACCTGAGCGTAAAGTAAATTCTTTTATCTTTTCGTCTTGTCTAATAGCAGTTTGAAAACCGTTTTCCTCTACTATCCAATGTCTACAATCGTATTTATGTAGCCAATCAGATATCTGGTCAAGTGCAGCCCTTACTCCGCCCCCTCGTCTATTTTCTAAATCTACTAAATATAATTCAGCTCTATATACATCAATACCCCACAATACAGATGCTTGATATCCAGCTGAGGCAGGGTCAAGTCCTGCAACTAAATGTAAGTTTTTATATACCTGACCTAACGTTAAGTCTGGTCGCATACATTGGTCAACCATAGGCATTGTAAATATCTGTGTACCTTCTATATATGCTTGATTAAAATAAACCATCTCGAATGTTTGCCTACCACCTGTTGATTCAGCAGAATGCAACCTAGACATTAACCATTTAAAAGAACGTTTATTAGACCATAACATACATTCAATATGATTTTCTTCTTCGTGTTCGGGTACTTGACAATCTATAGCGTGTGCTGTTTCTACTATGCTTGTAAAGTTATCTGATGCAAGTAAGTGATTATATAAATCATCAGGGTGCTGTCTTGACCCAATAACAATTACAGCTGTGTGTTCCTCTTTACGACTTGATAGAGTAGTTGTCCACCATTGTCTAGTACTTTCTCTTGCACCAGGTTGCATAGTAGTTTGATGGTCCTCAATGTCATCAGCAATAATTATGTCACAGTCACGTGATAGAATCTTTCCACCCTTACCTACAGCTACCATTGTCGGTGACTTAATACCTGCAACTGTACGAGTACCTACAGTAAATTGATTCTGTGACCAGTTCTTACCAGAACGGTTATCTGGCTTAAAAGATGTTCCTGGCATACAATATGCATCTCTGAGTTCTTCGTTTGTGTCAAGCACGTCTAGGACTGCGCTAAGGGCATTCTTAGCTATATCTTCGTTCCCACCTACCCACATAATACGTGTGTTTGGATTCTTGCATATCTGATACACAGCAAAATGTATTAACAGTTCTGTCTTTCCATGTCTAGGGGGGCTTAAGATAAGTAACTCTTTACCATTTTCTATACTATCTATAATGTTATTTATCCAGTTAGTATGAAAAGGAGCGGTGTCATACGGTTTACCTAGTTCGGTGCGAAAGTATTTTTGTCGGAAGGTAGCGAAATTTTCTAATGCTTCTTTAGCGTCAGCTGATAACTCCCAGTCTTCTGCAGCTATTTCGTTTCTACTGTCTATCTTGTAGGCAGCGAGCATGCGAGAGACAGTAGCAGACGTGCAACCTAGCATGGAAGCTGCGTCAGCTACCGTCATATCGCCTGTTGCAACTTGGTCAGCTATTCCTTCGCTTACGAAAGCTCGATAATACTGACCCCTTCTAACACTAGCATAGTCGCCATCGTCTGATTTTCTATCTATATTGATAGGTTTTATGTCATCTTCTTTGTTATAGTATTTGTCTCTAGCAAACTGTCGTTTTTGGCAAGTAGGAGAGCAGAATTTGCGTTGCTTGCCCTTAAGTTTCTTTCGACAGCCCTCTGCTATGCAGATTACATTATTGGTAGTATCTACCATATTTCACTATCTTTCATTAGATGTTTGTATAGTGAGAATTATATGTTATAGTTCTAAATATTACAAACACTTAACACAAGTATTTTGTTACAGGTGAAGTTGCAATCGGGATGTAGAAAGCTGCTGACTGGCAAGACAGTACACTAGAAAGACAAAGGCAGTACCCAAGGACACTAAAACATGTTAAGTCAAACATTTACCCCTAATGCCCGCTAACGCCCATACGGACAGGGTTTCTTCTGAATTACCAGCATATATTTCTAGACATACGTACTATATAGTAAGACCCAAGATTAACATATGCTAGTCATACACTTCTAATAGGTACATAATTACAGAAGCTTATAGAAAAATATATCTTCTTGTATACATACCTTCTTCCGACTCACAGAGTCAGAAGGTATGAATACTAGATGCTTTAATTTAAAGAGATATATGGTTACTTTAAGTTCCCTTGTAAGGATATGTAATCTATATATAACTACACACTAAAGCATAAGACGTTCTTCCGACTCACAGAGTCAGAACGTCTGATTCTATATTATGTTAAGGAGATACTATGTCTAAATATACTTGTTCTAATGACCACCCAATAAAAGATGATGTTAACTCATGCGAGGTTTGTCACATATTAGGATTATAAATTGTAAATATCTCAAAGTCTTTCTTCCGACCCACGGGGTCAGAAAGACTCTAGATATATATAATATGTATATATCAGCTATAAATAACAAATTAACAATAATAAAAGGAGGTTATTATTATGGCAAGTACAAGAGAATGGGTAACACCTATATGTGGCGTGACTGGTAAAGAGCTACCATTTGAGGATAGATTACAACCAGCTATGCCTAGATACAGCAAAACTAAGAAAACTACTAATACTATGTGGTTACACTTAGATAAAACAGAGCCAACAGTTGCGGCTTTGTTAGAACAAAAATACAATGCTGAAAAGCAACTGCTGGAGTTACATAACCAAAGTCCAACATCACTATATTACAAAGGTCCTAAGACCGAAGTTAATGTAGCTGAAGTTGTAGAAGTAGAGGTTATGGAAGCTGTAGAAGCTGACTTCTAAGCTATATGTTGTTAGTACCTATCATCCCCTTTGGTAGGTACTATAGAACATATGTTATGTTCTGTAAGTAATTAGTCAGAAAGGAATTAAGTTATGACTAAATTTAAAACTAAGAAAATATGTAGAGTATGTACGTACCCTATAGTCTTTCATAAAGACGCATACTATAAACCAGGTACGAAACGAGATAGTAGTGGAGAACTAATTAAGTATCCACTTAACATTCATTACGTTGACTGTGCTAACCAAGCATATATGAATGGACTAGACCTATGGGAAGTATCTCGTAGACCATTAAGTAAGTTAACACAAATGCGATTAGCATTTAGATAAATATTATATACATGTCTGTTAAGTCAGGCATGTATGTATACTATATAACACTATGAAAGGAATATTATGGATAACATAATTGAAATTAAGAACGCAGTGGAAACACTGAAGCCAATACTAAACGCAGCACAAATCAATCAACTAAATACGATGATAGAAAACGCAGTGACTGCATATCATGAGGGACTTGTAGATACAAAGATTAACTCAGACTTAGATGCGTTAGGCATTGTTAAGGCAGAGTTTATCTTTGATGACTCATCCTTTTAATTAAAAGATAAGATAGACTTCGTGCTTCGCTCTCACGGGTTCAGCACGAAGCTGTCTAAGAAAGGATACAATGGATAAAGCTATAGAAAAATT